GATGGGGTAGCAACAATGTCGACAGTAACAAAGTTGAAATCAGAAACATAACCTTCATTGGTAACGTTGCCAGTACCACGAGAGGAAACTCCTAGTTTGATACCGCCTTCTAGTAGACCCTTAGCAATGTTACCCATTGGGGTATTTAGAAGTTTGCATTTACCAACAGCATTTGCACCATCCATCTTGATTTCGGTAATCGCGTGAGAAACACGGGATAGGTCGATGGATAGGGAATCTGGGTGGTTCAATTCACCCATGATGTAGTGACCTTGCTCGATACGTTCTTGGATTAGGCCAACTGCGCGGGAAATCTCTTCAAGAGGATAAACGCGCTTGTTGCCGTTACGAACGTCGGCTTGCATTAGGATTCCGTTAAGATAAGTGTTCTTAGCGGTGTCTTGCATCTCCATCAATCCTGCTTGGACTGGTGTGAGTTGTTCAATAAGTAGTTGTGAGTTCATTCAAGTCTCCAAAGTATAACACTTAGCGTATTTATACTCGAAAATAAAGGGAGTGATTTTATTTTCACTCCCTTGATAGGTTACATATTGCCTAAGTCGAGACCACCGCCTTGATCACCTGGAGGTTGTTCTCCACCACCTCCTTGGTCATCGCCTCCGAAGTCGAGGCCAGCCTGCTCAGGTTTATCTGCTTCCATGTCTAAGCCTTCATCCTCACCACCTTCGTCTGGAGCGGATCCACCACGTTTCTTCTTACTCTTCTTCTCTTCAAGCTTAATAGCATCACGATTCTCGAAGAATGCTGGGTCATAGATCTGCTGTAGATCGGTTAGAGAAGCATCGTCTGCAATTGAACGTTCTTGTTTCAACATCATTTCGTTCATTTGGATCTCGTCTTCAGAGAAGCCAAGGTAACGCTTCATCATTAGGCGCTTAGAAATGTACTTGACATCTTCAATTGACTTGAACGCGTTAATTAGGCTGGCATCAAGAGCAGCTTGACGGTATAGAGCGAAGTTCTGTGGATCTGGTAGTTTGATCTTGAATAGAGAAGGATCAATGTTGATACCAGCGAATTCGAGATATTTCTTGAATTCGACATCCATTACCTTTTCGATTTGGTTCTGTAGACGCTTAACAAAGTTTGCAAAGCGAAGTTCTTCAATGTAAGCAATGCCGACCTTACCGTCCTGGACCTGAGCTCCTTGAGCGTCAGCACCCTTCATGTAAGAGGTAGGAACGCGCAAACCACGGAATAGTTTATCACGGAAGTAAACAATGTCAGAGTTCTCGCCGAGGTTTTCGCCTGCAGGTAGAGTTTCAATACGCGAACCCTTACCTTCAGAGGAAACTGGGAAGAAGTAATCTTCCTGGATAGAGTTTGGATTGTAGACAGAGTCGACTTGATCCTTACCACCAGTTGAAGAAGAGGTTGGAACACGTTTCTGACGAATATCGTTCTTGATAGATTCCAAATACTGCTTAACACGTTGTTGTGGCATGTTACCAACGTCAATGTAGAAAACACGACGTTCTGGTGCACGAACAATTCGGTAGATAATGATGGAATCTTCAAGCATGGATAGTTGCTTGAATGTCTTGTAGATGGACTGAAGTAGAGACTCGCCGAATGGAGCACTTTCGCCCGTGTCGTCAGACAATGTGAAGTGGATGATGTTTGGTTCAGTGTAAACAGTCGTGACAGAGTTCTTGTTGATGTTGTCAGTCTTAGATTCTTCACGAACGTGGAATGCTACCTTCTTTCCTTCTTCATCGATTTCGATACCGATAATCTTAGCGACTTCAATGAATTCCCATTTCTTGTTATCACCATGCTTAATGAAGAAGCAATCACCATACTTAATCATACAACGAGCAATTCTGAAAATTCTGTTATTCAGATCGTGGATGTTTGACCAGTGACGAAGCGCTGCGCGAAGAGTAGTGACTGTTACTTCACTGACTTCCTGATTCTGTTCGATTTGATAATCGATTTCAAATGGTAGACCAGTCTTTTCGTCGATGGTGGACATTTCTTCAGCGATAATGTCCAATGCGCGAGCAATATCGACGTCAGCGTCCATCGCGTCGTATTGGTTGTAACGAGAAATACGAGAGCCAGAACCCTTGATGAGTTGAGAATAAGCTGCTACGGTGTTGAATGCCGCGCCGTAGAAATTATTGTCGTTTGAATCGTACTTAAGGGTAGTTACTTCCTGCTTTTTAGCAGGAGTAATAATTTTCCAATAACTTGACCAAGTCGCCATTTTAATCCTTATTTGTTAGCGAAAATAGATCTCTTGTCAACTAAATCACCGAATGAAATTCCAGTACCTTTGCCACTCTTGATAGCATCAAGCAAGCCGTTGTTTTCTGGTTTTACTGTTTCAATTAGTGTCTTCAAGAGTTTGATCATTTCATCCATCTTGCTCTGTTCACCTTCGGTACCAGAGTTAATAGTGTTGACCAAATCTTCAAGAGAAGTCTTTTTCTGAGTATCGTTTGTTTCATTATTTATCTTATCGGCAGATTGCTTGTTGTCGACTTGAGCAGTGTTAACGGTTGATCCAGACTTTTCAGTAGGAGTAGCATCCACACCATCAACTGCTTTAGAAACGTCTCTTGCTAACAACAGACCGTCGATACCGACAGAAGCGGCAGTTCCTAAACCAGGAACGGTTCCAGCAACGCCAGAAGCGACTTCACCAGTTGCGCCGAGCCAATCACCTTGCATTGCTCGTTGGGCGCCGAATAGAAGGCCTGCTCCGATACCAAGCAATGGAATTTTCTTAAGCGCAGATTTTCCAACAGTTTTGGCTGTATCTTTAGCAGCAGTCTTAGCTACGTCGGTTCCGACGGTTTTTGCTGCATCTTTAGCGGCAGTTTCTGCGGCTTCCTTACCTACGGTTTGAGTTGCGGAGCCAACAGCCTTTTCAACGCCTTCTGCTGCGGTTTTTGCCTTATTGCCTGGACCTCCTAGCAACTTATCAAGCTTATCTTTTGCGAAGTCTTTTGCGCCTTGCAGAAGTTTAGAGTTCTGCATAATCATTGCTGCGGCGATAGTCGCGATACCACCTGCAATACCAATCAAAAGCTTGATAATTGGGTTACCCATATTATTCTGCAGCTCGGTATACATCTGCATTAGGTTGGTAATTCCAGGACCCGCTTGCTGTGTTTTCTCTACAGCTTTTGCAGTTTTACTATTTGGATATATTGAGCCTTTTTGATCTTTCGACAAAGCTGCATCGCTACCCGCTTTAATTGCGGCTTGAACGCTTTGTCCCTGACTATCAACCAATTGGTCAATTAGATATTCGGAACCAATGCCTCCAGCACCCTGAATTTGGTTAGTTCTCTTACCAATTTCCATGTAGGTCTTGCTCATGAATTCACGATCTTCTTTGGTAAGTTGATCTTCACGTTTCATCATGACTGCGGCCATACGACCTGCATCAGCGCCTAGACCGACGGTTGCCATCAACTGTTGCATCTTAACCGAGTTTTCAAGACGCTTATCGACCTTTTCACCATTGACCTTTTGCATGGTCTGGATGAACTTTGCGGCTTCCTCATTCGAACCAATAAGATATCCAATACGAGTCTTTTCAAGTAGGATTTCTTGAGTCTTTTGAGCACGCTGTTGATCGCTCAAACGCATCATCATCTTTTGAGTTTCTGCGTCGTTCATCAAAGCGCGGTCTTGCGCAACCAATTCATCAACTGAAGCTCCAGTCAAATGGGCCATTTGGTTGATTCTATCAGAATAGTTCGCAAATGCTTGATTGAACTTCTTTTCATCCTTTGGATGAACGCCCATCAACATCAAGTTGTGTGTAAATTCTGCTCCAGCTTTTAGTGCATCATCCCCAAATAATCCTAACTTAGCTAATGATGCTTTGTTATTCTTAATAATTCCTGAAATCTTGTCAAAGCCAAGCTGAGAAACTTGGAACATCATCTGCTTGAAGTACTTTGCAGTAGCTTCAACGGACGAGCCCATAGACAAGGCCCACTTGCCAATTTCCCAGTGTGCTCCACCCATTTGCTGAGCAAACAAGGTAGACATGTATTTCGCATAATCGGTAAATGCTTTCTTGAGGATCATTAGGCCGGAACCGACAGAGATTCCTGAACCTCCTAGCCGTTCAATACCCTTTTCCGCAAAATCCATCGATTTGCTTAACGCATAGTTTGTGAGGGTGCTTTTACCGATAGATCGGTTGAATGTTTCAATTCCAGAAACCGACTTATCAATCTTACCTCCGACATCCTTTAGGAAATCGGCTTTTCTAGACTCAAGAATGCCTAGCTCGTATTTGAGCATTTCTGCACGCTTGCTATTACCGCTCTTAGCAGCAATAGTCAT